CCTACTTCAGAAGACTGACGACCTAGTAGCTTCTCAGCTTCTTGGTGCATTTGTACAACTTCTTCTAAAGACTTACCTTGGTACTTGTCTGGTAAGCTGGGTTCTTCTGGCTGAGGTTGCTCAACTTCGGCTACTGCTTCTTGTTGAATCTCTTCTACTTCGTTTTGTTCGATTTGATCCGCGTTTTCCTCTTCAGGACGGGGATCTAGAATCGTTGCTCTAGACATAATTAAGCTCCGTGATCGTTATCATTATGGAGATGTTATTGTTTATTACCTGCTTTTTCGTGCTCTTTGACCCACTTCATATGAGCGCCGGGGAATGAACCATCAGCGCCATTTAAGTGAAAGGACGGGGCAGATACCATACGTGTAGCATTCGCGCCGCAACCGCACCTACTGGTTGTGACGTTACTCTCTACCATTTCTTCAAAGACGTGTCCGTTAGTACAACGGAAGTCATATATCTTATACATCTACTGGTTCTTGTTCTTCTGCTTCGGCTTGATCACGAGCAGCTTCGATCGTCGCCTGTAGATTAATAACAGTTGCAAAAGCAGCTACTTGACCTTTACGAAAGTACAAATCTTCCTGATCTTTTACTGTTTGAATGTCTGCTAGTTGCGTTGCGTTATTGGAAAGCTCTTGTACGAGTTGTTTGAAACCTTCGTGGTTGAAGAGTTCATTGTAATTGTTGAAGTAAGTTTCAAGCTCGGGAGTCATGATTTCCTCTGTTATTATATTATATAGTTATATTATACCATACTTTTATGCATTTGTCAAGACTTTTTAGAAGTTTTTCTTCTACGTCCTGATGCAGTAACGGCGTGTTTAATTTTAGCTGGCCCTGTTTTACGACGTGCAGATGAAGCCTTTTCACCTTTAGTCATTTTAGCGGCAACGGCTTTAGGCCGACAAGAAGGATAAGGACGTTTGCTGTCGCCCTTTGCAGATTTACGTCCACAGGGTTTACCTGTCTTAACGTCTACCCACTCTTCTTTAAACCACTTTTTAAGGGCAGCACCCTTTTTACTTTTTCTTACGGCCACTTTTATTACCCCAGTTTTTAGCTCCTACCTTTCGGCATTTGGCTACTGCACCAGAAGCGTACGCGGAAGGCCAGACTTTGTATCTAGACTTAACCTTACGCGCACAAGCGTCGTTAGCTTTTTTACTTTTTGCTTTTGGCATTTTTCTTTCTCATAGGTACGCCAGCCTTTTTAGCAGCAGCTTTCATCTTAGCGTCCATTTTCTTGGTACGCATTTGTTCTGCCATCTTTTTTTGCATAGCAGGACTAGGCGTCATGTTGTTAGCTTTTTTGTTTGCTGCCTTAATACGAGCTTCCACTTCTTCTTGAGTGATTCGCTTTACGGGCTTTTTTGCTTTAGTCGCTGCCTTCTTTTTAGGTGGACGACCTACTTTACTACCGTATGTTCCTTTTCCTGCTGGCATAGTAATCTCCTTACCATTTTGATTTGTTTGCCCAGTAAGCTGCAGACATTTTGCCTTTAGCTATGTTTTTTGCATGACGAGCTTTAAAAGATTTACGTCGTGCTTTTTCTTTAGCAGTTGTAGGGTTTTTACCTGCACCGCTAACTCCTTGTTGTCCATACCTAATAGTCTTAACTTTGTCACCTTCTTTAGCAACAACTACATGAGACTTGGTTGGATGATTAGGCGTCCGCTTTGGTTTGTTGAACCCGCTTACCCCTGCTCGTGCTAGTCTTGGATCCTTCTTTGCTGGCATTACTGAGTTCCTCCACCTTGGCTTCCAGCTGGTCCAATCGGCTGAACTGGTCGCTGAACTTGTTGTTGATCTGGTCTAGCAGGAGCTGCATCTCTTTTTGCGTTATTAGCATTAGTTTTACCTTCTATTTGCTTTTCTTTAAGAAGAGTATCAGCAACTTTCATACGTCGCTCAAACTCTTTATCTTCTTGGTCGCCTTCACGAAGGTTTCGGGTGATAGCGTTAATCTTGTCAATTTCTAGTTCTTGCGGCACTGCTTGAGCCTCTGCTGCTAATTTAGCTGCTCGTGCTTGTGACTCTTGTGCCTGAGCAGACAGTGCCTGAGTTTGTGACTGCTGGAACTGCATCTGTAATTGCTGTATTTGTTGTTGCATTTGTTGTTGCTGTGGGTTAGGTTGTGAAGCTTGAGCCAATGCTGCAAGAAGTTCTTCACGGTTAGACAAATTCATGTTATCTACAACAGACTGAATAAGCGTATTATACAGCGGTGAATCTTTACCCATAGTCTGTAGTAACTGTACAAGCTGAGTAACTTCGTACTCCCTAGCGATAATACCTAGAGTACTGCTTGCGTTAAACTTATAGTCAGCTACAGGATAGTTTTCTGGGTCAAACTGCATATACCGATAGGCTGCTTTCTTGACAAAAGGAATCAGGAATGACTGCTGGAAGTTAATCAGTGTACGCTTGTGGCGTTTAATAATAGCGCCAAGAGACATACTAATACCAGCGGCAGTACTCTCGCCATTAACTTGACCTGCAATTCCTGCTGAGTCAACGGCTCCTGTTGCCTGCTGTACCATTTGCTGCAGTGCTCCTGCTTGAGCAAAAGTGATTTGATTAACTTGACCAAAGTTAAACGGTTGAAGTACTTCACGGGGGTCTCCACTGGTTAGGATTATCTTACCGGGACGTACTTCAGGTTTAGCACCACGCGGTAAACGAGTTGCGTCAATAGCCATCATTGGGTGGATAGTTAAACTAAGTGCGTCAATTCTAGCACGTAACTCTGTATCCAAAGCCTTTTGACTGTTGTAGCCTTTTTCGCAAACTCCACGACCCCAGAACCTGCCGGGTACTACGTCCCAAGGAAAAGCAACAACAGGACGATCCATCATCATATAAGGATTGGCTTCAGCTTTAAGAAGAATACCGCCGTTAGCGATCACTACAACGGCCTCTACGTAACGAGAATCAGACTCATCATCTACTAGCATTTCTTCGTCTTCGTCGCTTGTAGCAGCATCTAGAAGCTCTCGTGGCACTAAACCGTAGTACTTAGTCAAACGTACCTTATCGTCGTTGTAAATAGTTAGGTCTTGGTCAGGCTCTAGGTCAGTGTCTGGTGCAGCAGGACCAACAAATACATCACGATATACACCTTGTTCTTGTAATAATTCTACTTGATGTCGGCTAACAAACTCGTCAATAGCTACACCCATAGCATCTTCTATAGACGTAGCTACAGGTTCAATCAAAAAGTTCTGGGGCAGTACAGGCTTAAGTTTTACCTTGACACGGTCTGTAATGTTTACTCCTACTGCTTGCAAATCACCGCCCATAATGGGTTGAGTAGCAGGGGCCATCTCTTTCATTTCTTCAATGACGATTTCACCAATGCCTGTACCAAACACTGCAGCGTTAATAAGACATTCAGCAACAGACTTACGGATCATGCAGTCTTCAAAGTCTTCTGTTAGTTTATTTCTAAGAAACTGTACGTCTTGCTTATTGATATCACCAAGGTTGTCGCTTACGTCAAACCACTTGCCACGTCCAAACGTAGCCTCTTCTAGTTCTGCTACATTAGACTCAACTGCCTGTTGAAGTGCAGGAGAAATAATACGGGAACGCTCAGACCCACGCTGGCTGTCAGCAGGATCCCAGATGCCACGCCATAGTCTATAATACTCTTCAAATCTGTTTTCATAATTGCTTTCGTAATAATCCCTCCAATCTTCACATTTGTTAATAACCCAGTCTTCTAGGGCTTCTTGGATCATCAGAGGCTCGTTTTCGTATAAATCACTCATATTAGTATCCTGCTACTACGTCTAAGATTTCGTGGTCTTCGATCTCATAATCGTAGTCGTAAGCCACATTTGCTAACTGGTCGATGTACGCCAAAGCGTCAACCAAGTCATCGTGGGTTAATGGGTCAGGGAACTGGAACAACTGGTCAAGAAACCTACTGTTCCACTCTCCCTTGTTTAAAGTTATGTATCCGTTTTCAAATCGTCCTTGCAATGCCCACATAATACGATCTGTTTTTTTCTTGTTGCCGTGGGTCAACTCTTCTA